ATCAAAAGTTATTTACATTTGTTTACATTTATTTACAAATTAAAGACAAGTTTTACACATAAAAACGACTTGATGAAAAAGCAAGATAAGATCGATAGTATAAATAATAGTAAGGAGGTCTTGAAAAATGAGCTATAAAGAAGATTACGAGCGGAACGAAAACAGAATTGAAAGAATTGTAAACGCATGTGTTAAAAGGTTTTTGTATAAAAAAACGCCGTTTGAACTTGACGATTTAAAGAACGCGGCGCGGTGGTATATCGTTAAAAACGCCGATAAAATAGACTCGTTAACAATCAAAGATGTTGTTTGTCATGCTATTTTAGATTTAAATAGATCGTTTAAAAAGCCGCGTCTTGAAGTCGTTGAAAGCGATATCGAAGAAAACGAAAACTTTTTAAATAATGCAAAAGCCGCCGAAGAGGTCGACCCTTTCGCAGAGCTTGAAGAGTACACGCATAAAACGCGCCTGTTAAGGTTAGTAAAAGAAAAGCTTTTTAGCGTCTCAGCTCCTCAGGAGCTAGCGCAAAAAAATTTAAATTGGTATAACTTTGTTTTAACATTTATAAACAACGATTTCAACGCGGCTGGTGTTTACGCTGATCTTGGCATCGATAAAGACGCCACAAGAAAAGCGTTAAATATTTTTAATAACAAAATTGCGCCAAAGCTTTCGGAAAACTTTAGACTTTCTCTTATGAGCGGCGGGCGCGGGCACAAATTTAAAAGCGACGATTTAGAAGGACGCGTTATAAAATACATTTTAAAACATGGAACGCAACGCGACGGCGGTTTGCTTGGCGTTCCTCGTTCAAAAATTATCGCAAGTTTAACGCACAAAATGAAAGCAGAGTCTTTAAAAGTTTTTAACGATACTCTCGAAAATCTCGTTGAAGATGAAAAGATAAAAGCGGTTATTGTAAACAGTAATAGGGGGAAAACCCTTATTTATTGTATTGTTTCAAATAAAGGAGATAAACCAGAATGAAAAAATCTTTGATTGCTAGCGTTTTTGCGGTTTCGTTGCTCGCGTCTTCGGCGGCTTTTTCTCAGTGTCCAAGCGGTATGTGTTGCCAAAATGGCTACTATTATTATAATCAACCCGCCGCGCCTGTTTGTCAAAACGGAAATTGCGAGAAGATCGCCGCGCCTGTTTGTCAAAACGGAAATTGCGCTTTAAATTGTTGCAACAGTCGAGCGACGGAACGTTCCGCGCCTGTCTACGATTGTTACAAAAACTGCGGCGGATATTACAACAGTAACGGCTGGTGTGTTGCTCGCGCTGTTTCCGCTCCATTCCGCGCTATTCGCTCTTTGTTTTGTCGTTGAAAATGGAAGAAATAGAAATTATTTTAAACGCAGTACGTGAGATATTAGGTAAAAAGAACGCGGATTACGGCGCGGCGGCGGAAAAAAAGCCCCTGTTTTTTAACGGGGAGCTTTCGCCGCTCTCCGCGCTTTATATCCGATTGAATGACAAGATCAAGCGGCTTGATAATTTGCGCGCGTTAAAGTTAGCGCAAAAAACGCCGCTTATTAAGGAGTCATTACAAGATACGATTTTAGATTTAATCGGTTATAGCGTTTTAATTCTTAAAGAGGAAAAAAAAGAAAATGCTTGATTTTAATAAAAGCTTTGATTTCGATAATATCGGCTTCAATGTAAAGCCGAAGCTTGAAGCTGGGTGGCAGGAGCTCAGACTTGTAAACATTGGTCAAGAGCGAGACGAAAAGAGCGGAAAAGGTAAGGGGCTTTTTTGTACGTTTGCGGGCGAAAGTGGAGGAACTTTTGACGAGTATTTTTGCACTGCCGTTTCAAGTTCTTTCGATTCTTGGCGCGTCGAGCGCACCGAAGCTTTCTTTTCGTATATCGCGAAAATTAGCGGGCTTGAAATTATGGGATTAGAAGAACTTTTAAACGTTCCGTTTTATGCTCTATTGGAAGAAAAAACAATCCCCGCGCGCGCTTCAATCGATCCTATGACGTTAGAAAAAATCGAGCTCCCCGCGCGTTTAACTGTTGGTTTCAGTAAAGGCGCGCTTTCTAAGATTTTAAAAGGAAAAGGCTTAAAACAAACCGCCGCGTCTAACCGTCAAAGCGTCCAACAAGAAGAACGCGTTTTTAATCCGAAGCGACAAGCCGCGCGCCCTAAGCCTCAACAAGTTCAAGAGATCGTTTTCGAAGAAAATGACGTCCCCTTTTAATTTAAAACAGTAATATATCTAACAACATGAGCGGCGGCGGCTTCGGCGGTTGCCGCTTTTTTATAGGCGGTTTAAATGTTCAAAGAAGTTTTTATTTTTCCCGGCGTCGCGTGCTCTGTCAATAAAATGTATTTTCAACAAGGGCGGCGGCGCGTCTTGACAAAAGACTATCGAGACTATAAAGAAACGATCAAAGAAATTATTGGTTTCAAACGTTTGCCGCCTGTTATAAATGAGGTAAAAATAAAGCTTGTTTATTTTCAACCAGACAACAGAAAAAGAGACATTGACAACATAATAAAACCAATTTTGGACGGTATAACACAAAGCGGCTATTGGGCTGATGACTCTATCGTTATTAAAGTTTCCGCCGAAAAAAAGCCGCCGCACATTTTCCCGCGTGTTGTTTGTACGATTGAAGGAGTTGAAAAAAATGTTTAACGGAACTTTGCGCGATTATCAAAAGGAAGCTTGCCGCGCTTGTGTTGATGAACTAAAAGCTAAAAATAGCGCGCTTATTGTTTTACCAACAGGAGCGGGGAAAACGCTTGTAATTTCTGCGCTTGTATACGCCATAAAAAATAAGCGCGTTTTGATCGTATCGCATAGAAAAGAACTCGTAGATCAAACAGCCGCCGCAATAGAAAGAACTTGTCAAGAAAAAGTTTCCGTTTATTCCGCAGGATTAAATAAAAAAGAGCTTGACAAGCGCGTTATAATTGCAGGCGTTCAATCGATTGCAAATAAAAGCGAAAATTTAAACGTAGATTGTGTTTTTATAGACGAGTGTCATTTAATACCAAACCTTAAAAAAAATAGCTCTGGGCAATATAATAAACTTTTAAGCAATCTAAGACGAAACAACAAAGAACTTAAAATAATTGGTTTAACAGCTACTCCATATAGATTGGACGGCGGCGTTATTTACGGTAATGTCAATAATTATTATTTTGATCGCACTTGTTATATTTGTAAAACTGGGGAGCTGATAAAAAACGGCTTTTTGTCGCCGCTAACTTCTTTCGCTCCTTTGCCGTCATGCGATTTAAAAGAACTTAACTCACTACCAAAAGAAAAAGGGGAGTTTAAGGCTTCAGCAGTTTCGAATTTTTATCGGAACAAAGAACGCTTTAAAGTTGTTGTTTCTGATATGATAGAGAAAACGAAAGAGCGCAAAAGCGTTATTGTGTTTTGTCCTTCTCTGTCATACCTTGAAGAACTCAAAAACGAGCTTCCAAACGATTCCTTTAAAGCTGTTTCATCATTTACAACACAAGCGGAACGCGATAATATTATCAAGGAGTTCAAAGAAGGAAAAGTTAAGTATTTATTAAACGTCGACGTTTTAACAACAGGCTTTGACGCTCCAAACGTTGACGCGGTTGTTCTTTTGCGCGCTACTCTTTCGGCGGGGCTATATGTTCAAATAGTAGGGCGCGGGCTTCGGCGGGCAAAAGGAAAAGACGATTGTTTAATTCTAGATTACGGCGGGAATGTTGCCCGCTTCGGCGGGCTTGATAATATAAGCTCGACAGGAAGAACAACACACAAAAAAAAGGAAGATTTACAAAAGATTTGTCCCGATTGCAAGCGCGTCTTGCCTTTTTCCGCGCGTATGTGCCCCTGTGGTTGCGATCTTTACGAAAATAAAAACTATTGTCCCGCATGTTCCGCAATCGTCGGAAAAAAGATTTTTTCTTGTCCAACTTGCGGGGCAGTTTTAAAAAGTGTCGAAGAACTCGAAGCTTATAACGGCGATATAGATTTAATAAGCGGCTCTTCGCTCCCTCTTTTGTCTACTGATATAAAGAAAACTTTATATTTAATACATGAAAGTAGGAAAACAAGCAAAAAACTTGTTGAAATTAAATATATAACTAACGACGGAACTTTTCAAGAGTTCCTCGGATTTGAAAGCGGCGGCTTTTTGCGCGCGCGCGCGGTTTCGTGGTTTAAACAAAACTTTCCGCGCGTTCCAGTCCCGTTTTCAAATTATAGCGCGCTTGCGGTTATTGGTTTCAAAGGTAGAGCGTTTACGCCGAAGCCAATAAAGCTATTTTATAGGGATTCTAAGCCATATAAGAAAATAGAGCGGGTAGAGTATGAACAGCCAAAAGAGCGTTTTTACAATCCAACGTTCCCGCCTTATTGCGGCGTGAAATTTCCCGCTTGTAAAACGTGCGGCGGTCATGATCGTAGATTTATAATAGGTTCTGTGCATGGTTTCGAAGTTTGTAGCTTTTGCGGGGACGTTTTAGAACATTACCCGCAAGAAAAAATCAAAGATAAAGAAGCTCGCTTAAAGGTTTCGTTCGAAGGTCAAGAAAAATTAGGTTTGTTTAATGTTTGAAATTGAAAAAAAGGGTCTTTACGTTCCCAAAGTTGCTATTTCTGGGGAGTCTGGCAGTGGAAAAACGCTTGCCGCGCTTCGGCTTGCTCTTGGCTATTGCGGAAATAATAGCCGTGTTTTGTTTGTCGATACAGAAAACGCCGCGCGCGTTTACAAAGGGCAAGGTGATTTTGATATTGCGCGGATTATTCCAAAAGATACCGCGACGGGCTCCAAAATATTTGTTTGGTCAGACTTTATAACGGCTATTGATTACGCCGAAAGAAACAAATATAATGCGCTTGTTTTTGATTCTCTTTCCGACTTGTGGGGCGGGATTTTAGATTATAAGGCGGAACTTGACGCGGCTGGCGGTAACGGCTTATTTAATTGGCGCGTTCCTAGTGAATGTTATAAAAAGGTTACTAGGAAGATTTTACAATCAAACATTCCTATTTTTGCAACGTATAGAAAAAAGGTTGAATATATAGAAAACGTTGACGCAAGCGGAAAAAAGAGCTATATTAAATCGGGCACTTCTCCAATTTGTAGGGAAGGTACGGATTACGACTATTCTTTGTGGTTTGATATCGCACGCAACCATAACGCCACGGCGGGGAAGACGCGCTTTTCTTGTTTCGATAATTTCAACGGCGTTATTACTACCGCCACTGGCGCTGAGCTCAAAAAGGCGGTTGATTATGTAAACTCATTAGATTAAAGGAGTTTTTAAAATGGCACAATTTTACACAATCGGCGGCGCTGTCCCTATTCGAATTGATCGCGCGGGCGGTTACCACTGGACGAAAGCTAAAACTGGCGCGCAAGTCATGCGCGGTAAACGAATCTATAACGGGGAGCTCCTTTTTTATAAAAACAAATTTAAAGGAAGGTCAAGCCCGCCGCACCCTGTTTTAGTTCCCGCGTTGAAGTCGGTCTGTAATAAGTCGAGTATTGACAAGCGCGCCTTTTCTGTCGCGTTTAAAGCGGCTTTTAAGTAAATAAAAAACGCCTGTATCTTCTCTAAGTTGATACAGGCGTTTATTTTTTAACGATCTTCGGCGTTAAAATTTAAAAAGTAATTGCAACTTCTTCCCTCGTTCCAAAAGTCTTTTCTATTGTCCAATCTTCCCGCGTATAGTTGTAAATTGCTTTTAAGTATGTTAAGCAGTTTGTTTTAATTTTTATTTCTCCCCCGTTATTGTACACAATAACAGAGCTTGAAGACTGATGAAATAAGCCGTCGTTTTGGTTTGTTTCTATTTCAATTCTGCTTTCGTCCCATAAAATAACGTCTTCTATATAAGGGTTATTAGAAGGCGGATTAGGTAAATACAACTCTAAATCGACAGCAAGAGCGTTATTAAAAACAGACTGCTTTATGTTGTTTTCGTTAACTTGAACTTGTGAAAGCGATAATAAATTATCGCTAAAATTAAACGGCGTTTTATAGTCTCCGTAAGGTATATAACTCCCATTTATAGAAATAGGATTAGCGGGCGGCGTGGAAATAGCGCGCGGATTAGGCGCGATATAATAAACGCGTTCTTCCTCTGAGTACGATTCTAAGACTAGTTGGCGTCCAATATCACCCGAATGAAAACCAACTTGACGCCACGCTGTTGACGCTAGTTTACTTTGAAAGCCAAGCGCGCCGCCAGCGACTCCCGTTATGAATTTACCTCTATTTAATAAAGGTACGACAAGTAAAACGCTCATTTTTTCAGCTTTCTGGTTCGATATAGCGAATTGTTTCAAAAGTAAATTGAAGGTAACCCGCGCTAGTTGTTGCTATTGAGGTAACTACGGTTTTTTGCCTAGTTGTTCCGCCACCGCCCCCGCCGCCGCTCGAAGCCGCCGATAAAATAGCTAGTCTAGTGTTACTAATAGAATCGTAATTAGAACAAGATCGTACTTTAAATGCGCTCTCCCCTTCAATATATGACGATTGACTATTAAAAGCGGTGTCTGTATAAGCGGGCGTTAAGCTTCCATAAACCAAAACGGGGAAATAATCGCCAATAATAACCGCCTTAAAATAATAGCCGTTTAACCCGCTTATATGTCTAGAATCTTCTATCGCTTGTACACAAACCGAAACCGTCGAAGCCGCCGAAGTTGTTTCAAAATATACAAAACCTTTTTGCCACAATTCAAAAGGCGTTTTGTTGTGCGGCGTATTGTTTGAAATAATCGCTTGTTTTTTCTCGCCGTTATAAATACGCGTGGGGCTATAACAAATTATCTTTCTTTCAAGTTGTAAAGTACTCTTTGAACTTGTGTTATTTCCTGGCGTTTTAACTCTAACAAGTTCTTTGAGGCGGCGCGCGGTTTGAATGTCTGTTTTAAGTGTGCTTTTCATTTTATAACAGTTCAAGGCAAAAGGGAATCTTCGAAAGTTAAGCCGAATTGTGTAAAGTCTGCTTGAGGGTAGACTTTACCACAGGTAACTTGATCATAATTAATCGCAAGAGCCGCCGCCGCGTCGATTGTTTCGCCTGTATGTTTCCATACATAATCAAAACCCGCTTGCGTGTATTGTGTCCCGCTCGCGTCTTCCCAAACAGTCGAACGCCTTACAGAAAAGTTAAGGTTAACAGATAAATAATAGTCTTTTCTGTGCGCTCTATCTGTCGAAGCGTCAAGGCGTTCAAGATAAGTCGGTGCTGTTTCAAAAGACTTAAAAAGAACATTGCCCGCTGAAAAACCAGCCCACGTTGCGTTATTTGTACAGCCTACTAAGTTAGCGTATAATAAAAGCTTAGCTTGATTATTGCGCACAAAATAATTTTTGGGCACTGCAAAAGATATATTAAAGTCAAACGCCGCCGCTATTCGATCGAAGCCGCCGATTTGATTGTTATTATAATCAATTGCGCCGTTATAGCTCGTTGGCGCGCTTCCGTCAGGGCAAAAGCTCCAATTTTCGCCGCCTTCATAAAATAAAATATGCTCGCTTTCGTTACCGCCGCTATAGCTAATTTGATCTTCTCCAATTGGCGGTATAGTATAATCTAAGGGGAGCGCGTTTAAAACGCCGCTATTGATCGCCAATTGTTCCCGCGTCAATCCCGCGTATTTTACAACCGCTTCCCAAACGTTCAAAGCGGCGGTTTCACTAAGTGAAATAGAAACAGGAACTAAATTATTATAAAATTGGTTTAATTGTAAGTATGCAATAAGAGCCGCGCGCGCTTCGACTTCGGTGCTATATCCGAAACAATTAAAACGCTTTTCTGATCCGTTAATAATAGAATTATAACTTGTTCCGCTTGCGTAAACATCCGCGCTTGAACTGTCGCTTTTTTGCTCTTCGATACCGAGTCTAAAAATAGACGTATAAATAAAGCTCATTTTATTTCTTCCTGTATCTCGTTTAACTTACTATTTGTAACGCGCTGACTAATAAGAGCTACGGCGTTTTCTTCCTTGTCTAGCGCGCTTGCTACTCCAACAACGAAACCGTTTTGCAAAAGCGGCGCGCCGCTCTGCCCTTTTTCGCCCTGTGGAATTGAAACAAGCGTCTTTTTCGTTGTCAAAAGCTTTCCGTCATAGCTCTTTATTTTATAACCGTTGAAATAGTAACAATAAACGCCCATGCTGTTTAATTCGTCTGCTATTGCAATAGGAACAAAAGACGCGTCTTTATTGTAAACCTTTAATAAAGCTAAATCTTCTTCTTTATTATGTTTAAAATAAACAACTTCCGCCTTCTTTCCGTTTACAGAAACAAAAACCGCGTCCTCAACTACATGAGCGCAAGTTAAAATAAAAGCGTGATCTTGGCGGCAGAACGCGCAAAAGCCGCCGCCGCGTTTAATATTGGTTTGTACCGTTATAACGCTAGCTTTTGGAAGTTGCGCGCCGCCGCTCGATATTATCGCAAAAACGCTAAATAATAATAGAACTGTTATTTTGAACAGCTTTGCGGATTGCTTTAATATCTTCTTTAGTTTCGTCGGACAAATCAAGATTTAGTTTTGCTCCGTCTTCGATTGTGATAGCTCCAATAGCTCCAAAATTACCGTTTAAAACTCCCGCCGTGATTGCGTTCGTAATGCCGCCTTGACTAATTGCGGCGATATACTCAGCCCAGCGTTTATCTTGTTTCGATTGTTCTTCTTGCGCTCTTGAAGCCTCTTCTTGGAAGGCTTGAGCGTTTAGCGCGTTTTTCATATTTAACGCCGCGCGACTTCCAGAAAATCCAAAATCACGCGCCGCCAAAAGTTCCGCAGAGCTCACGCCGTTATAAAAAGAAGCAGTGTTGTCTAAAATGTTTTTTGAAAGAGTCGAAAGAGTGGGCGCGGCAACAGGTTTAAAAACGTTTTCTAGATTTAAATCTGTTTCGCCAATAGTTTGTAAAGCTTCGGCTTCTTGTTTTAAAACTTCAAGACGTTCTTTTCTTTCCGCGCGGCGTTCCTCTCTTTCCGCGTTCTTTCGTTCTCTCGCTTCGGATGCGCGCTCTCGCTCTTTCGCACGCGCTTCGGCTTTTCGCTCTTCCTCCTCTTTTTTAGCCTCTTGTTCTTGAAAATAACCCTGCTCGTAATAACCCGCGTTATTTTGATAATCTGCTTTAAGATCGTCGAAAAAGTCAAGGGATGGCGTGAAAGCTTCAGCTTTTGTCGCTGTTTCATCGCCAGCCGCCGCTTGATCGTTTTGAGCGTCAATAACTTCGGCGTTCATTTCTGGGGCTTGCGCGTTTTGAGCTTGTAAAAGCGAAGTTATTTCTTTCCCGTAGCTTTCAAAACGATAAAGTGAAACTTGCAGGGATTGAAGATTTTTTAAAGTTTCGTTGCTTAGCTCGTTACCTTCCTTTTGATAAGTCGTTATAACGTCTGCCTCTTCGGCATATTTAGAAAGCAACGTTCTATTTTTTTCGTCGAGCTCTTGAAGGGCTTTTTTATACTCTTCTTTTCCTTCTTCGGTAGTTGTATCAATTAACGATAATGCTTGTAAATTTCGCTCGATCTCGTTAACGTCAATGCTAGCTTCGGCAGATTGCGCAAAAGCTTTACCCGCGATTAGTTGCGTTCCCTCTTCCGCGCCTGTCGCTTTGAAATAGTTATAAGCTCGTTTTGTTTGCGCGCCTAGGGGGTTAACGGCGTTTTCAGCAACGTCCCAAACCTTGCCCGCGAAAAATCCTAGCTTACCCGCTTTATCTCTAATCGCTTGTAATACGTCCGAAAACTTATTTACAGTACTTGACGCGCCGCGTATTGCGTCGAAAAATCCTTTAAAAGCGTCGCTTACATAATTACCGCCGCCGAAGTTTTCAAGAGAGTCTTTAAACTGTTGTAAATAGCGGGGCAAATCAAGCTTTACAAACGTTTGTAAAGACGGCGTTATTTTATTCGCTAATCCTTCACCCAAACCAGTTGCGAAAACGTCAAGCTGACTTTTCCCGCGTTCAATCGCTCCACCTAATCCGTCCAATTTAGCCGCCGCCACTTCGGCGGAACGATTAAACGCGTTTTCGATCGCGGCTTGATATTTCGAAGGATCAACCCCCGCTAAATTTTTAGCCGCCAAACCGTAAGAGCCCAAAAGCGTTTTCCAGCTTTCGTTCTGTTTTTCAGCGTTATAGCCCGCTTCTTTCATTGCGTTTGAAAGTTTATTGACAATCGTAATTAAATCATTTCCCGCAATGTCGCTATAAGAAAAGCCTAAATCTCCCCAAACCTTTTTAGCTTCTCCTTGCGTGGTTAAATGCAAAAGCGCGCTTTTCATGAGCGTGCCCGCGTCGGCGCCTTTAATGCCGATGTCGGCTAATCCCATAACAGAAATAGCTGTTTTTTCAAAAGACAAGCCCGCCGAAGCCGCAGCCGCTGTGGCGTTCTTCATAGCTTCGGCTAATTGCTCGTTTGATTGGTTCGAGCTATTCGCCGCAGCTATAAGCTCGTCTGAGATTCTAGCGGCTTCTTTCGTATCGATTTTAAACGCTTTTGAGAGGTCAGCAATAGTACCCGTCGAGAGGTCAAGCGCGGTCCCGCTTGCGGTCGAATAAGCGACGGCAGCGGGCAAAATTGCCTTTGCTTGGTTGACGTTCAAGCCCGCGCGTGTTGCCGACAAAACGCCCGCAGCTACTTCTTGAACGGTCAAGACGCTTGAAGACGCGACTTTATCAATACTAGCCTTTAATTCTCTAATGTCGCTAGTAGAGTAGCCGCCTACAGCTCTAATGTCGTTTAATGTTTTTTCGACTTCTGAAAACTTTTTTACAAGCCCCGCCGAAGCCGCCGCGACTCCTCCAAAAGCCGCGACAACTCCCGCAGCCGCCGTGGCTACTCCCGCAAGCCCCGAAAGAGTCCCGCCGCTCATAGCTCCAGCCGCGCCGCTCCCCAAACCAGAAAAAGCCCCGTTAACCTTTGCAGCGGTTTGTTCCGCGCTTCGGTTGACGCTAGCCAGCCCTTCTTTCGTTTTATTTACGGCGGTAATTGTAATAAAAGCTTCTCCCGCGCTCCCCATTATTTTACCTCATAATAAATTAAAAATTGTTTCGACTGCTTGCGGCTTTTCTCGTTCGATAGTTGGATTAAATTCACAAGGGCTTTTTGCGTGCCTTGCGTTTATATTGTACACAAGAGCCAAAACCGCCGAAGTTCTAGCCCAATCCTCGGAGCGCTTTCCCTTGTAAAGCGTCAATAGCTCGTATAAAGTTAAGTCGTTATAGTTTAGCGCGCCAACAGCTCCCGCTATTTCTATAACGCGCGAAAACGTCAAGCTTTCATTGTTTCCGCAAGACGCGCTTGTGCTTCTTCGATCAGCTGGGCAAGCGGCACCGCGCCGCGTTCCGTAAAAAAATTTCTATACTCGCTTAAAAAAGCGCTTTGAACGCTTAAAAGCGCGCCGCCGTCCAAAGAATTATAAAAGCTTTCAAGACTTGTCTTATTGTCTTCAAGTTGAGGCGCAATAATAGCCGCTACAATCTCAGATAAAATTAAATCGTCTGTTAAAATTTGCCCAATAAGCGGAACGTTATTATTATTTTGAGCTTCGGCGGGGTTGAGGATATTAAAACCCGTCTTTTCTTTAACGCGGAACGCCGCGCCAATATTGATCTTTAAAATAAATTGTTTCCCGTCGCTTGTTGTAAATCTTTCCATTATTCTTTTCTCCTTGTAAAAAGCGCGGCGGGAATTCCCGCCGCAAGTTAAAATTTAGTCGTTAACGACTGTTGTAAAAGGTCAAGTCGGTTGAGCGGTTAGCGGGGCGATTTCTCCCCACGATTCAAGACTAATTGAACATTCTACCGCCGTGGCGTCAGAATCCCCGCCGCCGCTCTGTTTCTCAGAATAGGAAGTAATAACAAATAAGCCCGCAAAACCAGAAACGTTAGGGGTGGTAGCCGCGCAGTCGGTGGACGTATAAGCAAGCGCTACAGCCTTACCTTCCCAATCAGATTGGGTAACGGTAAGCATGGCGCGCAAGCCAACTTGTGCCGCGTCTTGTTCAAGCTTATTAAAGGTCAAATCGACTTTACAAGATCGCGCGCCAGCAACGGCTTTCGCCCATCCGCCATCACTACGGCATGCGTTATTAACGGTCGACGCGTCAAAAACAATTGTACCATCTTTAAAACCGTTTAACTCTTCGCCGTCTGTATAGCTCGCTGGGGTCGTGCCGCTAGGTGGCGTAAAAACACCGCCGACTTTCAGCCGTCCGTTCCCGTTAAGAGAATAAGCGCCAGTAATAGCTTGTGGGGTAAAACTCATTTTTTAAACTCCTTAAATGTTAACATTAAAAACAGCGTACTGTTGACTGATTGGATATTGGGAAGGCTCACCGCCTTCCGTTAAGCTCCAATCAAGCGGATTAGTAAAAGAGCCGCTTTCTTGATTTCCAATATAAAAATATTCTCGTGGAATATTAAAAAACATAAACGCCCCGCTAACTGTCAAGAGCCGCGCCGCAATCGTTGCGCCTGGCACTGAAAACTCTTGAAGTTCTAAGGAGTTATAACCATTTGTGTTTATATAGTTATATTCTCCAAATTCTGGATTCGAAAACGACCAAGCGCCGAAAACTTGCCCGCCCTCGACTTGCGCAAGGTCGACCGCTTGAAGTTCAATTTTGTAAAGGTCGTCTTCTTTGTATTGCGCCACATAAAAATAAGTATCTATTCGTTTATCGTTGTAATACGCTCTACAAATATTTTCAAAAGTAGCCGAATAGAAATTATTTTTAAAATCTGCGCCGCCTACTCCAACAACTCCGGCAGAGTTAACGCCAGCGGTCGAGACGGTCGAAAAAGTTGTCCCGTATAAGGTATCTTGAGCGTTAAATTGCCCCGATATGTCTTTATATCTTTCATCATTGTAAATAGTTAGCGTGGCTCCATACTCAAAATAATGTGTGCCTGTGCTTTCGACAGTTGCGCAAGTTCCTCCTAGTTGCGCTAGTGCTTGTCTATTGTAGAACGTTCCGCCAACCGCTCCCGCGACTTTTGAACGCGGCGTAATAACGTTATAAAAATCTTCTTCCTCGTCTCGTTCATTTTCCATAAAGTACGCGGCGGCGGTATTTTTAACAAACGGCTTAATATTTCCATTATAGAAAAGCTCGGCTATATATTCCGCATTATAATTATTAAACGCAAAAGAGTTAACGCCTAGGTCTTGGAAGTTTTGCGCGGCTGTAGTTTTCTCGTCAATGATCGTTTGGTAAAAATAAGGATCGCCAGCGCCGTCGTAAATCGGCGCGCTGTTTTGATTTCCAGCGTTTGCGGCAAAAGTACACTGTTTAAACGAGCTCGCGCCGCTCTCTTGAAGATTTAACGCGCAAATTGCGCGCGAATTACCATAAGCCGTGGCGTTTTTTTCTTCCTTTTCGTTTGTTCCTGTTTGGCGGCTTGCGTTTAGTAAGAATAGGCACTTGTCAAACTTTAAAAGCCCGCCGTTCAAGACGACAAGCCCGCGACTCGTCGAATAGTTACCAATGAACGCGCAACGGATAAACTCGACTTCTCTTGACGTATAAATATTATTATAAATCGTTCCGCGCAAGCTGTTCCCCGTTGCGCTGTCGTCTGTTTGGAATGATAGGAAGATTAAATTTTTAAAAGTAAAGGCGTTTTCTTCGCCGCTCGATTGAATGAAACGAAAAAGCGGAAATTTTAAATATAGCCCCGCGTCATATTTCGGGCGAAAAATAACGTGCCCGTTTTGTCCGCCGCTCCCGTCAATAATAAGGCGTTTGCCCGTCATGTTGTTTGTAAATGAAGACGGCACCGCGATTTCAAAAACGTTATTAAATAGAATCGTCCCGCCGCTTTCACTTCTCTCAATCTGACCAAGAGCCCACGAGAAAGAGCCTTCCCCGCTTTCCGCTGTATTAGTAACAACAACTTCGATTAAATCGTTCATTTTTTCTTTTTACCCTTTATTGAATGTTTTATAATATAACGGTATGTGGCTTTTTTGGCTATTCTCTCAATAAACGAATTATTAAAGCGCGCGCCCTCTTGAATTTTAACTTGCCATCCATTTTCAGCGAATTGGCTACTATTCCCACGGAACGTTATAATAATAGTATTCCAATTTATAGGCTTATTTATAAACTTTTTAGCAATCCCGCCTTTTTGTCTGCTAAAATAAGGAGCTCCCGCCGCGCCGCTCTTTGGAACTTTACCCGATTTAATCGTCCTTTGTTTAACGCTCTTGCGCGCCGCTCCTTCGATCGCTCGCGCAACTTCTTTTAATCCTTGTCCAACAAATTTAGGAAAACGCTTGTTAAACTCATTCCAGTTTATAACGGTTTGACTTGTCTTTTTTTCGGGGACTTTTTGGTATGTTTTTTGGGACGGAACGCGCCCGCTAAAATGAGGGAAAAGCTTTATTTTAAAAGTCATTTTTTAAAAAAACGCCTACAATATATAATAGCGCTAGTTTCTGGAAGCTGTTCTTTTTCCATAAGTTCCGAATTAAAAAAACCATCTGCCGAAGTTGCGCCGTCGATTTGAACTTGACTGTTATAAATAACGTTTGTTATTGGCGTTAACCAACTTGTGCCGTCGCTTTTAACCTCAATTGTTTTTTTAATTAAATAGTTTACAATTTCATCAAAAAAGGCTGGCGCGGTAATGTCTCCAAACGTTCCGCGATAAATCAAAAGCAAAGCTATATCTTGCCTATAAATATTGCGCGCTTCAGCTTCGATTGAGCTTGAAAACGGTTGAATTAAAAACGAGTTTTCGCCCGCTTCTGTTTCGTCTGTAATAACTGGTACTAGCGGAACTTGCGGCGCAATATCCGCGTTGACGTTGCGCGCAATCGTTCGCGCAACGTCAAACGGGAAAGTCCACGCGGAACGCGCTTCTAAAATTCCTTGATCGTATAATTCAAGCGTGGTTTGCTCGTCATTTACAATGATTTCCGACAAAATGCGTCGATTAGTTTTAATCGAAGAAACAAGCGCGGGCGTTATGAGGTCTGTTAAAATCATAGTTTTATCAAGCCTGTTTTAAATGAAATATTAAACGCGTCAAGCGGTTTTGAATAATCGCTTGAAAGAGGCAAATTTATAACTGAGTATTGCGCGCCGTCCCGCTCGATAATATCCGTTTTTAAAATCTTTTCGCTAGTCAAAACGAAAAACTTCTCTTTCGTTTGTCTCAATCCGTTTTTATTATCGTCTGTACCATCTTTAAAAGGAACGAAAACGCCTTCTTTTTTCTCGCGCGTTCCATTACGAATTAAAACAAAACTTTCCCCTTGTGTTGCAATGATCGCCGAAAACTGAGCTAAAAGGGCTTCTTTAAAAATATTACTCATAAAGTTCTTAACTCTTCTTTTGTTAAGCCTGTAATTTTAAGCGCTTGTGCGGCAATAAAAAAGCGATCTTCTCCAAACAAGGAAGGTAAAAAGCCGCCGACTTCCTCTTGAACGACCAAAAGCCCCGCTTCATAAGCTCGTCTTGTAACGTCTACGCCTTCCGCGTTTAGTAATTTAATATCGGACAAGCCTTTATTAAATACAGTTGTCGAATAGTCTTGTATTCTATAATCTTCTAAAACTAACATTACAAGCCCTTTTTAAGAAAAGCCGCCGCACATTGCGACGGCTCCAAAGAGAAAAAAGAAAGAATAAAATCATCAACTGGGAACGGTCGCCGTTTTTTCCGCAAGATAGATATAAGCGACGGTGTCAGAGCTCTCTACACTCTTAGCGTAATAGCCCACAATAGTTTTCCCGCTAGCTTTCGCAACAACCGCGCCGCCGCTCCTTTCCGTACAGCATTCCGTTCCAGCTTCGGCGGTAATGCCGCTAACAGCGACGGGGAGCGCGCAATAATCGCGGAACGCAAGCGCGCCAAAGGCGGTGCTAATTTCATAAATAAAGGGCACGTTTCCCATAATATAAATTTGTCCAACGGTCGCGCTCTCCCCTTCGACCGTTACCGCCGCGCCGCTACAAGTATTACTAACAAAAACGTTAGCAACGCCGCTTCCAGCTTCGGAAGCTTCTCCAATCATGCCAATAGGAAAACCAAAAACGCCGACTTCCTCGCCGTTGAAAAAGGCGGTTTCTCCTTGTTCAAAAGCTTTGCTTTCATTCGCGGGGAATTGCCAAAAACCGTCAAAGGCAATCGTGCCCATAGTTTGCGCAGGAATAGCGCTAACAGTAATAGCAACGCCAAAAGAATCGTTTTTAGAAATGAGAGTAGCAACCCCCGCAGGAATTACAAGATCGGTATTATTTTTATAGTCAACCGTGGTAAAAGCTTGGTTAAGTTGTTTAACAAAAGCCACTTTAAAAATCCTTGTGTTATATGCCTAAAAAATACGCCGAAGCCGTTAAAAAACTTCGGCGGTTATAAATACAGAGAAATAAGAAGCTTATTGTTTCTTATTCGACGCGTGGGAGGGGGTGCACTTCAAAACGCCGCGATAATCTTGACTAGCCACGCCAAAATCAAGCCAGCCGTCAAGAGCAATACCGCGCGCGCCAATAGTAATATCAGCCGTGCGAATAGTCGGGGCTTGTCGACCGCCAACAAAACAAACTTCGAAAGCAGGCAAGGTTTCAGGCGCCAACAAGTACCAATTACCAGCCGAATAGCCAGAATAAGTCGGGTCTTCAAGGACGGCAGGGCAAACAACGCGCCAACCGTAGGTGGCGTGCGGGTTTACGTCTTGCGGTCCGTAATTATCCGTGCGGTGAATAATAGAGGCTTTCGTAATAAGATCAGCTTCAAGCTTCAAGGAAGGCGGCACAACAAGAACGGAAGGCTTGACGTTTAAAAGCTGGTCTTTATCGGCTCCAAACAAGCGCTTTTTCAAAAGGAAGGTCTTTTGCGCGTTTGCCAAACCTTCAAAATTAAAGCTTTGCGCGATTTCGTTACCGTGCGTGCCCGAATAGAAAGCTTCTCCTTCTTGGTCAGCAGGAGTTAAGAACTCTGTAAAACATTTTCTTTCAATAGCTTGCGCCGCGCCCCACGCAAGACGCGCGACAATATCGCCAAAAACGTTAAGCCCTTCGCCGTCGATAAGGTCTTGATAAGTAATCTCCTCTTGCTTGCCGTAGCTTTCCGCCTTGATCTGCCAGCTCTTGTCTGTCAATTCGCCCATTTTAGCTTTACCGCCGCGTCCAACTTCTTCAAATTCAAAGTTGCTCGCCAAACGATAGCGGGTTTGCGGCTTAAAGTTGTTAACAGACGTTACCTTGAAGATTTCGCGCCACGGTTGTTCAATGTTATTGAACGCTTTCAACATTGAACTATTCGCAACGTTAGAAAGCACAGAGTCAAGGTTATAAGTAGACGCTGCGGCCTGTACCCAAGCGCGCCCGTTGGTGCGTTCCTCAAAAGACGCTTTAAAACCCGTCAACTCTTCAAAAGCGCCGCGAAAATCAAGGCTTTTTACTTTGTCAGCCGCGTCAAGTTCGCGATCTTCAAAACCCTTTTCGCTCAAACCAATTGCGCGCGCGGTCAAAACTTCCAAAACCTTCGACGCGTTAACGCCGTTAAACGGGCTTTTCTTTCCCCCGCCGCAACCGCTCTTTTTTTCCGCCGAAGCGCGCAAAATAGAAAGCTCGTATTGTTCCGCGCTCATTCCAGCTTGAACAGCGTTTTCAATTCCATTATCGCGATATTTAACGCCAATATTTACGATTTCTTGAACGCGCGCCGCCTCTTTTTTACTGGCGTTCAAAATATCTTCGGCGTTTTCATTTTCAGAAGCGGTCAAAACTTCTTTAATTTCTTCTTTTTGTTCGTTTTCGGTCATAGTAGCTTTTAAAACACTTTCGTTGTTTTCTTGAGCGGTATATACCGCCGTTTTATTGTCTGCGCCAAATGTGCAAACACTGCACTCCCAAATTTCGATGTTTTTAGCAATAACAAGAGGCTTGCTAATTGCTTTTTCATCTCTTCCGTTAACTTCGGCTTTTTCGCCTACTTCGAAAGAATTACCTTCAATAATCTTAAAACCTAGTGAAGCTTGATAAGTAAAACCAGCGGCGGAACTTGCGGCGATCTCGCGCGCAAGTTCGTTTTGAATCGTGAGCGCGGCGCGGATTAAAATTTTATCTTCTTCCCGCTCAATTGATTTAATACTGCCAATCGGTTTAAGATTATCATGATTATATAAAAGCGGCGGCTTTTCTGTGTGTGTAGAAATAGCGGCGGCGCGATCAATAATAACGCTCATGTCGTTAAATTCCATGCGCGCACCAGAGTTAGCTATAATAAAAAGCTCTGGCGTATTTTTCGTCGCGTCAACCGCCGCTTTGATATAAATGTTTTTTTCGTTTTCAAGAAACATTTTTTAAAACTCCTCTATTATATGTCTACACCAATGTGCGGCTGAATACCCCCCAAAAATGGGGGGCACTAGCTCAAAAATTTTAGAAAAACTAAAAATTTTTAAAATTTAACTTTATAACGCTTTTCAAGTTCTGTTTTAAACGCTTTTTCGCGCGCGATTTGTTCGAGTTGCGTTTTCCAATCGAGTCCCGCCTTTGCAAAAACGCTCGAAAGTGTTGTTGTATTGTTTTCAAGTGAAGTTTTTACAGCGTTTGCTTCTTTCATTTGATCGATCGGCTCTTCTCCTTCAAATATATAAGTATCGTGAAAATCGTTCGCGTTTAATCCGTAAAGAAGACAGTATTCTTTAAACCATCGCTTCCAGATTGGACGTAAAACCTTAGTTACAAGTTCCGCTTGTTCTTGCTTTACAAATTTATAAAACGCTTGCAGATCAACACGCGCCGAAGCGTAGTTAAAACCAGTTGCGCTTTTTCTCATTACAAGACGCGGTAAACCGATACACGCGCCAATTTGTCCTAGTAAATTATCGACTAAATCGGAAAATCCTTGAGTTGGCTGTTTTGCGTCAAGTTGCGTCAACTTAAACGAATCGGGTAAGACAAGCCCGCGCCCCGCTTGCACTTGGAATTCTTGCAACGATTCCGCGCCCACGAAGCCGCCGCCGCCTTCCTCATAATCGCCGCCGCAATCTGCATCATCGGTATACAAGCAAAACGCAATGCTCGCGGCGGTTTCTGCCGCTTTGATAGTTGCGTCGGTATAACGTCTAAGCGAATTGAACAAATCGAGCGCTGGGGCAATTTCTGGAAGCCCGCGGTGTTGCTCGCTTGTGATCCGTTTAAACCAGTGTATAACCATGCTAGAATTATAATAAGTTGCTTCGGCGTCAAATGGATAATTACCCCCAGGGTGAAAATCTAAAACGCGGTATTTAGTAGCGTTCCCGTATTGGTCAAGCTGTATGCCGTCAAGGTAAAAGTCGTTGTCTCCTTGGTAGCTTTCAAGCGCGCCGTTGCTTGTTACGCGGTCGCAATCGATCGGCGTAATATCAAGTTTTACTTCGCTTTCAAGATTCATATTTGTATTTATGAGTGCAAAGGCTTCACCGTCTTGATACTTCGAAAACCTCATTGCGCGCAATTTTGACGCAAGTTCGATTTCTTCAGCCCATGCTTGGAAGTCGTTTTCGATTTCGTCGCAAATAGCGCGCTCTTTTCCTCGTGTTAGCAATTGAACGCGCGCGCCGTTACCGATTACAGAAGAACAAAGAGATTGACCCGCGCCAAAAGCCCACGCGTTATTAAATACTTCCTCACGCGCTCTTTGTCTCATGATCTTTCTGCGGTCTTCGTTTAACGCTTTGTCAATACTCCAATTATTGGATAACGAAAAGTTGTTCGAAAATTCCTTGCGCCGTCCCGCGTCAAAATTATAAGCGCGTTTAAGTTGCTTATCGTTTACAGTTGTAAACAGACCTTTAAAAGCTTTTAAAAAATTGCCCATTATTTTACCTTAGTCTTCTTTCGTTTTAACTTGCAAAAATCCCACGCGCGATAAGCTCCCCTTTTTAAGTTTTCGCTTGTATTTATCAGCTTCAATAGCTTCTTGAACGGAACGGAATACAACAGTACCCGCTTCACTAGTAACTTGTTTAACTTCTTTCGTTTCCGCTTCAAAATCGTTTAGTTTTTTGTTCTTCATTTTTTTACCAGTTTAAACTTGCTCTAAAAGCCGCGCGACGTTTTGCCGCGCTTGTCTGTTGTTTAAAGTTCTTTGTGTTGTCTAAAACCGCCGCGCCTTCAATTGAAGCCGCAACACATGCCCCTGTCATACAGTCTAGATAGTGATTATCAGCCGCCTTATCTCTCAAAGTCCATTCGTCATAGCGTTTTCCGCCACACTCGATTTGTTTTGGGCTCTCTGCGCTCAAATGCTTAGATAATAAATAATGCTCGTACGGCTCTCCAAAAAATACTAAATTATTATTATTATCTGCGCTCCCGATACGATTAAAAAGCTGAGTCTTCCAATAGTTAGTATCAAACCAAACATAAGGCAAGCCGCGCCCTTTAATTTTAGGTAAACACCATTTTTCGCCGATTTTATCGCCCTTCTTTGTCTTAGTTCCGAAAGAACGGCTTTTTGCGCCAAAATATACGCCGTGGGACGGGTATATTTTAGCGCGGCTTTTGCTGTCCTTGATTACATTATATACAAGTTCGGTTGTTTCGCCCCAGTTTGCGTCAATTAAAAGGCGGTCTACAAATTGCGGCGCGCCGTTTTCATTGATGAAAGGAGTTGTAAAAATATAATCAATAAGTTCTTTCAACGCGCTAGAAAATGCAGTTTCAAAAGGCGCGCTAGGGTTTGCGCTCATAATCGTAGGGTTCGCGCGCTTCAATTCAAAATCAAGCCGCTTTTGTTTCGGAAAAGTTCCGTAGTCTAAAAGCACGCCGCCGAAGCTCTTAGAAAAGCCTAAAATTGAATAATATAATAAATTTTTATGGCAGTCGATAAACGCGGTTAAAATGTCGTTTCTCCCTTGCGGAATATTTCCGCGCAAAACTCCAACACAAAGAGCGTTTAACTTGTCTGTATTAAACATTAAAATAGAATCGTCGCGTGAAAGCGGTGCGTTTTGGTACTCAGAGAAAAAAGCTTCTTCCCCGCCAAAAAGTAAAAGTTTCATACAACTTTCGAGCGCGTCAAGGTCTTCTTCTCCTTTTCGATCTTCCCACGATACAACAGCGCCTTTGTGCATAATGTCCCAATTTTCACGATAGAACTTGCGCGCGTTTTCGCCGTCCCCATCGCACCGCAGATCTGATGCATAGATGTCTTTGTATTGTTCCCAGTATTGCATACTTTCGGAACATGGAAGGGAAGGCAATAGTTTAAAAATCTTTCCTTTGAATTCTGGGTGTCGCTGTCTGTCAAGAAGGCGGTCTGCAAGGTCTCCTTTTTCAATAACGGTGCATGTGCACAATAAAGAAAATTTTTTACCCGCGCCTCTCATGCCTTCTACATCTGCTTTGATAATCCGCTCGCGCTCATTAGTAACGCTTTCACTTTTCGCGCTCTCGTGGTCTTGCGGATCATCGAGTAAAACAAGCTGAGGTCTAAGCGTTCCTTTACTAGTTGTATAAGATAAGCCGCGTAAATTTCCGCTTTCGATTCCCGCCGCCGTTAAAATACTTTCACTAGCCGCGCTCTCTGCAATCTTTCCAAACTGTAAAAAACCCGTTTTATAGCTCGCTCCTAAAAGCTCGCCTTTATAATACAGACTAGTAAGCCGCCTATTACTCCCCTCCATCATTCTAAATTGAATAATAGTTTCTGGGAAGTCTTCGAGAAGTTTATCGTTAAACCTTAGCGTTTTAACAATATCTTCCAATAACGCTGAAGCTCTATTATTGTTTGTTGCAATAAGTACAGAAAAAGGGCTGTAGCCGTACAAATGAGCCCATATAATAGCCCCTTTACAAATCGAGCTTTTACCGCTCGAGCGTGGGCAAGCTAGCGTAAAAGAAGTGCCTTTTAAAATTGAATTTTGAATCGTTTCAATGATTTCTTTGTGAAAGTCTGCAAAATTCAAATTAAAGGTTTCGGGGAAATAGTTCTTTAAAAAGAACTCTAAGCTTTTAGCCGCTTTTGATTTTATCCGTGGGTGTTTAGGCGGCGTGAAATATTGGTATATATCGCGCTCAGACTTTCGGCGCGCTTCGGCGCGTTTTTGTTCAATGTCTGCAAGTTCTACGGTGTCGCGGTTTAGTCTCAGTCTGTCGCGCGTCAATTCTCTATATTCGTTGTTCATGTTTCTTTTTCTCTTTGTGATAACCCGCCGTTTATAGGCAGGTTGACTGTTATAAAAGTTAGTTGTTTAAGAACCTTTCAAGGCGTTCTTTATAAACAACATAATACTTAAAAGGTCGACCTTTTGCCCCGGTTTTAACAAGTTCCGTATTTCCCGCAATAACACCGCCTTCCGTTAACGTAGATAAAAGATTATCGCGACGTTTTGGGTCTTTAAACGCAATACAAACCAAACTAGCAGAGACTAAAAAACCGCCGTCTTCTCTTGCGGGTAAAGCGTTCTGAGCTTCCACGCACTTCTTTTTAAATCGTTCGATATCTCTTTTAATTTTACCCGCTTCGGCGGATTGTTCCGCGTCTTCAATTGCGTTTACTTGAATAGAATAAATTAAACAGTCTTTAAAGTATTCAAGCAGTGTCGAAGATTTAAAATAAATATCTTGATCAACACAAAGGGTTAAACGATTTGCGCCGTACTTATCGGCGGCAAAAATAAGGGCGATTTTTTTAATATATTCGCCCGCGCGCTTATAAAAGCTTGCTAAAAACGGGCTTTTGGATTCTAGCGAATACGCTAAATCGTCCCATTTTTCAAGATCGCTTTGATAAAGTTCTTTAACCTCCTTTAAAACAGGAACCTCAAAAACGCCTTCCATTTTCGGCGCGCTCTTGTCTTCATATTGGTTAAACTCTTTAAAGTCTGTTTCTTTATCCTCGACCTTTTCCGAAGCCGAAGCGGTAAAGCAACAAACGCGCGCGGGGCTATTACCTAAAAACGCCTTCCAACTGTCTACAATACTTTTTTCTTTTTCTGTTAAGTCAAGGTTAAATGTCGATTCGGCGTTCCGCTTCATTCTCTGGGAAATAATCGGCGTAAAATAGCGCGCCGTCATTCCGCTTTTTGCGTTTTCAAGCGTGAAAAAATCAACCATTTGGGACGGTTGAGAAAAAGCCGTTATAGACAAATAGGGAGTATAAAGCGCGTTAACGCCAGCTCCGTTATTGCGTTTTCTGTTTGCAAGGGAAGAGCTCGTTTTAACCTGTTCCCCCGATTTGTTCCAGATATCGGTGCATAATTCAATAATTTTGGAAGTAAAACCGCCGCCTCCTTTGTTGGCGTTTTTTAGGTATGTTCCGAACTCGTCTTGATTTATACACAATTGGTTATTTTTTACAAGGATAGCTTGCAGGGTTTGCGCGCTTTCAATCTTTCCTGTGTAACTTTCTGGGTCATAATAATTAAAAATTCTATTGTTTCGAGTGATTGGGATGTTTTTACCCGTGCCGCTCGGGGCTTGCGTGATTAAATAAATATTTGAAAACGTTTGCGCCCATTTGATTTTATTTGAAATAATGTGCGCAAGCGCGCCGAAGCCGCCGAAAAAAGCCAAAGGTTCGATTTCTTCCGATAAGGTAGCGTCTTTACATTTGTTTACATACTCAGACAAAAAGCCGCTTTTAAAATCCATTGAAACATTGAACGGAAACGCGGGCGTTTTGTCCTCTTCAACCTCTTTAAAATCATTAAAATCTGGCGGAACTTCGGCGGCTTCGGCGGCTTGATTTACCGTTTTAAAAGTTACTTGTTTTAACCCGTCGCTTTTATTACCGTAGTTTTTTAAAATGAATTTCGACGCGGCTTTTGTGTCGCCGTTAAATTCAAGAGTCGCCAAAAGTTCACAAGGAGAGATAGAAACATTTGAAGGAAGCGGCGCGCTTGTCGAGTAGTTATAAAAATAGCCTTCCTCCTTGTTGTAATTTGCGCTACTCCAACAATCTTCTATTCCAGGACGCGCAAATAAAACTTTGTTCTTTTCTCGAGTGTTGCCGACAACCTGCCAACCATGCTTTTCAAGTAGGTTTATAGTAAAATCGGGGTTATTTTTTAACCAATCTACCGACGAAAAAGAAGAACTTTGAACGGTTTCAAATTGATAATTACTTTCTCTTTTCGGATTTTCAATTTTGCTTTTTTGCGCTACTGTTCCGCAAGCGCGCGCCGCCGCTTTTAATAGCTCTGCTGTTTTGCTTTCAATAGCAATTAAATATTTATTGAGATTCCCTTGCGTGATCGTATAACCTTTGGAAGGAGCGGCGATAATTAAGCCGCCCTCTCCTCTGGTTTCAATTGTGCAAGGGTCGACAGCTTCGGCGGCTTTTTTGGCAACTTGTGAACGCTCAAAGGGATGTTTTAAAAGTTCTTCTTTTGTGATTGTGCACAATTTATCATTTTTTGCAACATTTGCGCCGTTCACTCTATAAAATAAATGTTTGCCGCCGTTTTGCGTGGTTTCAATTGTAAAGCATGATAAAAGCCCTTCAATGCCTTTTTCTTTTAACCGCTTTTTCGCTTCGGCGCGGAACGCGTCAAAACTAATCGCTTCAAAATCAAAATCCAAGACTTCAAGCCCGCCCGAAGCCTTCCCGCAAATAATAGCGATTGCGTCGACGTCTTTATAAGCGGTTTCCCATTTTTTAATATCTTCTTCTGTTGGAAGCTCGTTTTGATACTTCTTCCAACTAAAAGGCGGGCACTTTTTGGAAGTATACGCTGGAAGCGCGCAAAAGCCGCTTTTTATATATTCTCTAATTGTTTCGTAAATGTTCATTTTTCAAGCTCTTTAAAAATCGTCGGAAAATCGGCAGAAACTAAATTTTTCAAAGTTTGGCAAAACGCGCGCGTTTCGGATTGAGCGGCGGGCGCTAATCGTTCTTCGAAAATGTGTAATAATTGTCTAATGTTGATTAAACTATACCACGCGGTTATAGTATCGAGAGGTAAGACGCGGCGCGCCTCCTCCCGTTTTTCTCCCGCTTCGATCAATTGATTATAAGTTTTAATTGCCGAAGCGTTGAACGCGTCGATCATTCCGTTACCAGACTTCAAAACATATGGCGCGCAACTTCTCAAACTTCTTTCTATGTCTGGTTTCCTATAAGTTCTTAGTTGCCTTTCAACATAAATTGGAGCTTCGAAGTAAACTAGCGCGGCGCAAAATTCAAACGGTCGATAATGTTTCAAGTTCAAAAGATTAGAAACAAGCTTTTTATTGCTTTCATCTGTGAACTCTTCGGCGCGCTCAGGCTGAACGCCGCGACAAATTCGCGCAACTTTTGCAATAGTGTTTTCGTTTCCGTATACGTCAACAACACCAACCGCGCCAATAAATCGAGCGTTGCTATAAACGTTTTGATATTTCATTATTTCAAGTCTCCTTTTAATGTCTACTCCAAAGAACGGGTAAATACCCGCGTTATTTTTGAGAGAAAAACGAAAAATTTTCATTTTCTATTATTTTTTGTTCCGTGTCGCTTAGATTTTCTTTTTCACAAGCGCGCCGAAGCCGCCGCGCCTCTTGCTCGTTCCGCGCCTTTACGTTTTTTCTTGACTGTTTTAAAAAATGGGGAGGGGCGATTTAATTTCCGCCTTCTTTTATTTACCGCTATTCTGTTTGTTAAATTTCCATGCTTGAATTTAATGTTTTTGAGTTTGACCCCGTATTTTACCGAGTGAAAATAAGCTCTTTCTATTTAATTTCTTTTTTTCTTTAATTTATTTAATTTCCTTTTATTGGTATATGTATACACACACACTACTACACACACACTACACACACACACACTACACACACACACT